CGTTGGTGATAAAGCAGATATTGCGGCTGTCGCTCCCGCATAGACCGCAAATGAAGCAAATGTGCCTAACGTGCCGATGGTTCCCGCGGTCAACACAAGCGCGACAGCGGTCACGATAGTCACAGGATCTGTAACCGCCTTCACGAATTTTTTGAAAAATCCCATTTAGCGTCCCCACCTTATAGACTTTTCTTGTAAAGAAGAAACAAATTCCAAACCGACATCTGAGGAAAACTCAGCTTTTTGATCTTCGTTTGTGTAACGCCTAACCCTGTTTCTGTTCAAATCAATAAGCCTACTCTCGCAAGAAATAGCGATATTCGCACGTTCCCCGTCGTCGATAATGGACATTGTGTCCATTCTACCGACAAAAACCTTGTAGGGATCGGCAACAACTGCCCCCGCCTCTGTCAGAGTACCTATATAAATGGTTGCGGATCTGCCTTGATAATTATCCTGTAAGGAAGCAGAAACCAGCGTACTATCCAAGCCGTTCAAGCCAATAACAATGCCGTTAGCTTGCACTCCACTTGATTCCGCTATGTTTGAGATGTTAAGAACTTCACCACTGCCAACAAATGTGGTGCTATCAAATGTAATATTTCCAAATCCTGTCCAAGATTTGAAAGCCCCGCCACTAAAATCTAAATTTACTGCAAAGAAAGGCCGTAAAGAAGCAGATGTAAGTTGCGTATTCAGGGCATTCGTTACACCTCTTGCCATTATTTACCCGTTCTTATTTTTTAGATTTTTTAGGCGATTTGCCGCCCTTCCATGCCTCGTTGACATCTGGGGTTGTGGGATCGTCACCAATTAGCGTTCCATCGCTGTTTCTAGCCCTCTCAGGCTTTGTTTGCTTGGTTTCGGTAGGTGACACCACCTTTGTGTCTCTCGCAAGCCCTGCGGCAATAAAATTGTTTGCAAGGGTTTCTTTCCAAGGGGCATCTATGACTATCTCTTCACCAGCCTGATACATCTTTGTCTCACTGCCATAGACATTAGCCGAGCCTTTTGCTGAATGTGTCATAATTATAGCCATTTAGACCTCCAGAAAAAAAGGGAGCAAGGTAACACGGTGACCAAACCTTGCCCCCAACTTTTTACACGTTATGAGCCGTGAAAGCGTTATCGCCAGTGTGACGGGCATGGCTACGAACAACGGTTGTGCCGATTGGCGTACCGTTTGAATGTGTGCCTGTCTTGGCAATAGTGGTGCGGATATACCGCTTTCCACCCCGATAACCAACACGGTAGGTTGCGCCTGTAGTGTCTGGGTTGCCAGCCGTGCCAGCCGTGCCAGTGCCATCAATGATCAAGAAAACACCGCTGGCGGCAATTGTACCGTCTACAATATCTGCTTGAGCGCAATCTGTATATGTTGAGTCATCATCACTATGCTCTAAGCCAATTTCAAAATTGGTGTTAGCGGCTAGTGTGTCGCCTTCTGCCCCGATTGTCACGATGACTGTTGCGCCTTCATATCCTAAAAGGTCAACGCCTGTGCCATTTGATGCAGCGGTTGTGACAGCAACCTTATGAGAAAGTGCTGTCGAGATTGAGTTTGAAAGGTCTTTCGCCATCTTTCTCTCCCTTATGCGCTAATGGTTTGAGTGCGGAGTGCTTCAGCCAGTATGACCTGACCACCCACTCTTGCTCTAGCTACATAACGAACATTGCCACTTGTCGCCTGTGTGAAAGGATCACGCAGAATGCTAAGTGCCACACGGTCAACAATCATGTAACCACGGTTAAAGTCACCAAATGCAACAGGCTTCGCTGAAGAAGCTACATCTGGCATATCTGGCATCTCAACGTATGGATACCCCAGAATTGTGTTCGGCACACCCGCTGTAAGCATCATGCCAGCTTGGAAGATGTACTGACCATTTCCATCTTTCAGCTTGCGAATATCTGCCAGCGTTGAACGATTAAAAATGAATGTGCCATTTGCGCCATATTCAGTTTTAATGTCATGCACCAAACCAATCAACCCGTCACCTGTCAGGGCAGTACCAGAACCAGAGTTTGTTGTGCCAACAGAACTATTTGTTGTCACGCCCTCTGGACGGCCTACGGCTGAACCAGCGACAAAGGCATTGCCCTCATTCTTTGCAAACTGAGTTGCAAACTCACTGTTCATTTCAGCTTCTAAATTGAAAACTGAATCTTCCAGCATTGCTGAAGAAATGTCCACCAAAGCATAATGCTCATGTGTTGGGATTTCTTCCAGCTGAGTTGTGTACCCAGTTGTTTCAGAACGTGTGCCTGTTTCTGTTACCCACTGTGCAGAGAAAGTTGCAGTGCGTGATGGCATCTGTACTGACTTCTGAGTGGTAGAACGGACACGGGCAATCTGACGCATCGGTGAGATTTCGGTGATGGTTTTAATCAACTCATTAACGTACTCAGGCGGGGCAAGGAAACCAGCTTGTGAATCATCACTTACTGTCAGTGCCTTGACCTCTTCAACGTCCATGCCTTTTTCGCCATGACGCATCCACTTGTCAAACAGCTTCATTTCCATGTCATCAGACTTGGTGTCTAAGCCAGCTTCAGGACGCTTGAGCATGGTTTCCATGCTTTCCAACTTTTCTTCCATCGACTTAGTTTGTTCTTGAGCAAGTGTCAGCTTCTGGTTAATGTCCTCAAAACGGTCAAGATCAGCTTCAATATTTTTCAGCTTCTCATCAACCAATGGGTCGGACGAACCCTTCTTTTCAATTTCAGCCAAGCGAGCATCGTTTGTAGCCTTGAACTCTTCAAAAGCAACGGCGATACCCTCGACTGCGGTTTTGATATCTTCCGACATCTTCAGTCTCCTTTTAGGATTGTGGTGAGTTTGGCAATGCTTGACATTACCTCTGATTGCTCATCGCCAACCTCTCGCTGGTCTAAAGCCTTTGAAACGGCGGATGCCGCTACTTTTGACTCGCTCCTTGAAAGACCGCCTTCATCCCGAAAGAAACCTTCCCATTCACGAATCGTTCTATCCTCAGCTTTCACCGCTGATACCCTTGCCTTTGGGTTCATTGGGAAAGTGACGGCAGAAATTTCCATGAGATCAACCTCTCTGAGCATACGTTTTTTCCCACGCTCATCATAGCTGTACCCCTTAGCATCGACTCTGTATCCAACAGATAGGCCATCAATGGCCCCCATTTTCATTAATTCATAAACTTCACGGCCCTTTTGTGTGTTCATGGCAAGTTGACCCTGAACTCTCAGACCATTTGCGTCTTCTTTTATTTGAGTATAAATGCCTATTGGTTCTTTAGTGTCATGCTGAAAAAGCATTTTGATTTTTCGCGCACCTTTTGACTTGAGTGATT